GAGCAGCGCTGCGTCACCTTCGGCGCGAGCGGTGGCGTACCCACGGTCGTAGCTTGCGGAGCCGTGGATCACTACAGCTACGCTGTACAGCACCGCAATCAGCGCGATCCAGAACCAGTTGGAGCGCAGGAGACTAAGGATGCCCATGGAGCCCCCTTTGCCGACGGTACTTGCGCGCCTTGCGTTTTGCCCGAGCCACACCGGACTTACCATGCCGCTCGCGCGGCACTGGCGAGCAATACAGCTCAGGTGCCGGTAGGAAGTCGCGACTGCCTGCGAACAGCCGCTGAATCACCGCCAGGTCGAGGTAGGTAACGTTCAGAGCCAAGGTGATGCTGGAGGACAGTCTCACAGGGTGTACCTCTCTCCGCACACGCCGTCGCCCCACTGCAGGTAGATCCGCTCATAGCGAAGCAGGATGAGGCGCGGGTAGTTGCGGTTCTCGCGGAAGTTGGCGGCCGAGCGCCCGGCGTTGAAGCGCTCGACGGAATCGAACCAGGCCAGCGGGTCGGCGCCGGATGCCGAGGCCAGCCTACGGTCGCGATTTACCCACCCCTGGCCGCCGTTGTAAGCGGACAGTACGAATGCCCAGCGATCACACTCGCTGGAGGCCTGGTTTCGGTCGTAGAGCCAACGGTCGTAGGTGACCAGCGCGCGCAGTGCCCAGCCAGGATTGAACGGCTGATTGGTGCCGAGGGCGGCCGGATACAGGCCGGCGATCCACTCCGCGGTTCCGGGCATGAACTGCGCCAGACCCTGGGCACCAACAGGCGAGCGGGCATCAGCACGCCAACGGCTTTCCTGGTGAACCTGTGCGGCAAAGGTGGCGATCGGTGCCGACAGGCCCCATTCAGCATGGGCGCTGCGCACCAGGGTGCGCCGGTACTGCTCGGCGGCAGTGGGGATGCGATCCGTCGCGAAGGCCGGCTGGCAGGCGCTCAGCAGGCCGAACAGGCCGAGGGTGAGCAGGCGCTTCATCCGAAGAAGCCTCCCCACCACACCAGGGCCGTCATCGCAATCACGTCGAACACGCGCAGCTTGAAGCTGATCACGTTGGTGAGGCCATCGCACGCATAGGACGTAACCAGGACCACAGCGGCCAGCACGATCCAGATGATTTGCGGGGTGCCCATGGTCAGAGCCCCAGCGTCAGGCCGAGGATGCAAGCCAGTACGATCAGCCCACGGCGCAGCCAGGCGCCCACGACAACCAGATTGGCTGAGCACTCATGCGGGCGAGCCACGTAGGGAAACAGGCTGCGATCGATCCAGTAACCGGCCACCGCGCCCAGGGTCACTAGGACAAGTTTGTAGGCGACGACCTGGAGCTGCTCCGGGCGAATCGCGGCGAGGATGATCAGCAGGACGAGGGTGACCAGCGTCCAGCTGGTCATACGCGGCGCGCGGCGGCGCCGGGGTTGCGGCGATGACATAACGATGCTCCCGATGGGGCGGCCATCCTTGGCCTGACTGAAGGTCCTACCTGCAAGCAGGTGTGACGATCATCCCCACGGGGGAGCAGAGTGTATTTTGGAAGGAGCGAAAACCAATCCGAGGGAAATTCGCCGCCTTGGCGTTCCGTTTTTATTGCCCCGTAATTTCTCGGTATCGCCGCTGGTACTCCTCGTAGGGCAATTGCATACGGTTCAGCTCGTCGAGCTGGGCGTCGACAGAACGCGCAGAAGCTGATGCGGGCCCGTCTGGGGCATAGGCGCGTGGTGGCGCGTACGGCTGCTGAGCTGGGGCCTCAGCCTCATAGGCATAGGTGCAGCCGCGCTGCATCTTGGCACCTGCCAACTGGGTCAGGCGCTGATTGGCACTGTCGACTGCTGCGTCCTTCTCCATCAGGTTGCCGATCCCGAAGTCGCCCAGGAAAGACAGCACCGAGCGTCCGTCGAACTCGCTCTCCTCACGCACGTGGGTCAGGAAGCCCTGAACCTTGGCCTGTTCCAGGTCAATCTCGCGGCAGCTCATGGTCTGCCGTTCGAAGTCAGTCAGTTCCGGCTGTCGGCCATAGTTTTTCGTGGAGCATCCGGCCACCGATAGGCTGACCAACATCACTGCCCCAAGCAGTACTTTGAAATCCATTCCTCCCCCTTATTCATCATCCTGCTTTCTTACCAGTGCGACGCGCGAACGCATCGCTCGTCGCCTTGAGTGCGGCCTGAGCGTCGGGCGGGCTATGCCGGTAGTTGTCCAGCAGGATGCGCTCGTCAGGTGCTAGCTCAGCGGGACTAGGCTGCGCTCCTCCTCCGGTCAGAATCCAGCCAGGATCAGCCCCGAAACAGCTATGCAACGTTAGAAGTGATGCTCCGTCAGGCAGCGCCTCATTGCTTTCCCAGCGCGCAACAGTTTTGCGATTCACCCCAAGGCGCTCCGCAAACTCCCCCACGCCTAGTCCACCGCGTATTTGTCGGATCCGATCCCCGATGCTTTGAGGCATAAAAGTCCCTTGACTATGGGACTTTGATGTCCCAATATCAATTCACACCAAAGCACTGCACATGCATTGGTTTATTAGCAATCTTTCAGCAGATAGGAACCCCGTCATGAACGTCCCGTATCCGCTCCCCACTCGCACGCCGTACACCGGCGAGCGCGTTAAGGAACTCTTCCGCGCCGCCGGTATAACGATCTCGGCCTGGGCCGAGGCCAACGGCTATCCCCGTCACCAGGTGTACATGGTCATCAACGGCCAGTTCAAAGGCCGCCGCGGCACCTCCCATGAAATCGCCCTGAAGCTCGGCATGAAGCTCTCCGTCGAGCAACTCGCCGCCTGAGAGGAGTACAGCCATGCCTCGCTTTCAGCCGCCGGTCGAGCACATCGACCTGACTCCCGCTCCGATGGACACCTGGCGCGCCGCGCTCGATGCTCTGATCGCCTGCGCCCCTGGTGATACTTCGGACATCGCCTGGCACCTGGCCGATGCTCACCAGAGCAGCCTCCTGTTGGTGGACCGGACCGTAGCATCGCCAGGCGCCGAGCGCCTGATCGATCGCCTGATGCTCATCAGCGCAGGTCGGCTGCTCAACCATCGCATGAGCCGCGAAGAGGCCCACCAGATCAGCTTCCGCCTGCTTGAGCACGCTCGGCAACATACCGCAGCACACCAGCCAGATCCCGATGCGGCATCTGCCATGTCTCGCCCGACTGCGCGTCAGCCAGCGTCTCCAGGTCACAGGCAAGACCTTGCAGGTCAAGGCCGTGATCAATTGCCAGACGACGTGCCAGGGCAACAAACGCCGAGCGCATCGACGCATCAAGAACCAGGTGATCGGGGGTAGTCATGTCTGTCTCTCCGACGAGGGTGAATGTACCCCATCAGGCTGGCGTTGTCGCAATGGCTTTGCCAATGGTGAAAACAGCTATTTGTTTGGACGACGACTACTGGGGCTTCTGGAGCACCATCCAATGAAGCGCCGGAATTGGAAGCACTGGGTGCCGCGCTCGCCGGCCGAAGCGCTGGACGGCTGTGCGCAGTTGGCCATGCAGCGCTACAACCGCGGGATCGAGCGGCTTGCCACAGACCATCTGTGCCAGAACAACGCCAGCACCCTCTACAAATGGATGGGCAATGGCCGCCTGCCGTTGACCATGGTGCTGTCATTGGAGAAAGCCTGCGGCCTGCCGCTGATCACCCGCTACCTGGCCGCCGCTCACGGCAAGCTCCTGGTCGACATCCCGGTTGGCAAGGCCTGCAACGCCAACGACCTGCAGCAACTGCAGGGCGTGCTGCACAACGCCACCGGCGCGCTGATGGCCTTCTACGACGGCAAGCAAACCGCCGAACAGACCCTGGACGCCATCCGCGCCGGCCTCGAATCCCTCGCTTGGCACCACGGCAACGTCGCCCAGGCAGAAACCCCGCAACTGGACTTTGGAGTGGCTGACGATGAGTGAGTCCATCAACCTGCAGGCGCTGCTGCAGCGCCTGGACGAGCAAGCCTATGAGCAGCTCTGCATCGAAGCTGCGCGCCTTGCCGAAGAGAACGAGTACCTGCGCACCGAACTGACCCGCATGGAGGAATGTGCCGAAGGGTGGTGCAACGAGGCCCAGCATCTCCACCAGCAACTGGCGGAGGCCACCGGTGGCCAAGCCGCTATCACCCAGTCCGGCGCCTTGGTCGTCATCCCGATGGAGCGCTGCGCATGAGCACCGAAAAATACCGCTCCGAGCAGGTCCAGCGAACCCTACGGGTCATGCTGGCCCTCGCCGCCAACGAATTCCGGGGGCTGCTGCTGAAGGAGGTGGCGGTCGCCGCCGAGTGCGACGCCAGCGCCGCCCTGCGCGCCCTGGAAAACCTGCGCATCGCCGGCTTGGCCGACCGCAGCCCGCATGACGACAAGCGCTGGCTGCTCGGACCGCGCCTGGTCCAGGTGGCCTTTGGATTCGACGAAGCCCTGCGCCGCGGCCAGGACGAACTCAACGAGCGTCGCCAACGCTACACCCGTCTCCCGAACTAAGGAAATCCCATGGCCCGTAAAGCATCCCCCGTGAAAGTGGAATCCATACCTGAAGTCAACCAGCAGGCGTACCAGGCCGAGGCAGGCGCGCTGACCATGCTGGGCGACATTGCCCAGGGCATGCATGAGGAGCGCGACCTGGTCAACCAACTGCTCGGCCAAGCGCAGATGGCAGGGGCGTTCGAGGAATTTTCCCGAACGGTTCGGACTTCCAAGCTCGCTTACGTCAAGGAAAACAAGCTCTACCGTGCCATTGCCGGGAAGAAAAGTCCGAACGGTTCGGAGTTTTCTGGCACTTGGGACGAGTTCTGCTCGTTGCTCGGCATCTCTGTCGACAAGGCAAACATGGATATCGCCAACCTCCGCACTTTCGGCGAAGAAGCCCTGGAATCCATGTCCCGCATGGGCATCGGCTACCGCGAGCTGCGCCAGTGGCGAAAGCTGCCCGATGACGCCCGTAGCGCCCTGATCGAAGCGGCCAAGCAGGGCAACAAGGACGCCGTCGAGTACCTGGCCGAGGAACTGATCGCCACCCACACCAAGGAAAAGGCTGCCCTGGAGAAGCAGGTCGAGGATCTACGGGCGGACAACGAAGCCCTGGGCGAGCGCATGGCACGCAAGTCCCGCGAGCTGGACGAAACCGTCCACGAACTGGAAAAGACCAAGCGGCGCATCCAAACCATGAAGGCGGATGAGGCCGAGAAAGAGCTTCGCCAGGAGGCAACGGCGATCGCTTTCGAAGCCGAGGCCGACATCAGCGGCAAGCTGCGCGAAGCCTTCTCCGTCATGCTCGACCACGCCGAAAAGACCGGTACCGACCCCCGCACCTTCCAGGCCGGTCTGGTGCGCCACCTCGAAAAACTGCTCCTGCAGATTCGCGAAGAGTTCCAGTTGCCCGACGGCGAAGCCCCCGATGACATCAGCGAATTCGGCTGGATCGAGCAAATGGGCAAGTCCCAGCCTGCAGGCGTGGCTGAGGACTGAGCCATGAGCGCCGTCATTACTCAAGCCCTGGTCGATCTGGAGCGCGCCCTTCGCGCCGCCCCACGCGGGCAGCGCGTAGAGATTGCCCAGTCGACGGCCCAGCGGCTCGACATGTCACTCGCCACGCTTTACCGCAAGCTGAGGGAGGTCACCGCAGACAGCAAGCCCCGCAAACGCCGGAGTGACGCCGGCACCAGTGCCCTGAGCCGGGAAGATGCCCTGACCATCAGTAGCGCGCTGATGGAGAGTGCGCGCCGCAACGAAAAGCGCCTGTATAGCCTGGAGGATGCGGTGGAAGCGCTACGGGCCAGCAAGATGATCCGGGCGGACGTCGTTGACGAGGACACGGGCGAGATTCGGCCGCTGTCCATCAGTGCGATATCCAGGGCTCTCTACAGCTTCGGGGTTCATCCCCAGCAATTGCTGCAGCCTGCTCCGGTAACGGAGCTGGGCAGTTGCCACCCCAACCACGTTTGGCAGATCGATGCCTCGCTGTGTGTTCTTTATTACCTCAAGCCCGGCGCCGACGAGCACGGTAACGGCCTGCGCGTCATGGAGCATGACCAGTTCTACAAGAACAAGCCGAAGAACGTGGCCCGCATCGCCTCCAACCGGGTCTGGTCGTACGAGATCACCGAGCACGCCAGTGGCTGGATTTACCTGAAGTACGTCATGGGGGCCGAGAGCGGTGAGAACCTGTGTGATGTGCTGATCGACGCCATGCAGGAGCGCGGTGGCAACGACATTCTGCACGGCGTGCCGAAGATTCTGATGATGGACCCAGGTTCTGCCAACACCTCGGCCATGGCCAGGAACCTTTGCCGTGCGCTGCGCATCCGCGTCATCGTTCACAAGCCCGGTGCCGCGCGGGTGACTGGCCAGGTGGAGAACGCCCGGAACCTCATCGAGCGCAAGTTCGAGGCGGGACTGCGCTTCCAGCCTGTCGCCGATCTGGACGAACTGAACGCTGCCGCCAAGACCTGGCGCGCGTGGTTCAACGCCGCGAAGAAGCACTCCCGCCATGGGATGACCCGCTCGGAGGCCTGGATGCGCATCCGTGAGCACCAGTTGGTGAAAGCGCCCAGCGTCGAAGTATGCCGCCAGTTGGCAATCGCCGAGCCGGAGAGCCGCAAGGTCACTAGCAAGCTGCGCGTCAGCTTCCAGGGAACCGAATACGACGTCTCGGTCGTACCTGGCGTGATGAACGGCGAGAAGCTGATGATCACCCGCAACCCCTGGCAAAGCGATGCCGCCCAGGCGATCACTTTCGACCAGGACGGCCATGAAGTCTTCCACGTCATTCCGAGGATCGAGAAGGACAACTTCGGCTTCGACGTGCGCGCCCCCATGATCGGCGAGGAGTTCCGGCCGCATGCGGAGACGCCTGCACAGAAGGCTCGCAAGGAAGCGGCCCGCCTAGCCATGGGCGTCGATACCGATGCCGAAGAGCAGGCCGCACGCAAGGCCAAGGCCATTCCGTTCGGCGGGAGGCTCAAGCCCTACCAGCACATCGAAGACGCTCAGTTGCCGACCTTCATGCCACGCAAGGGCAGCGAGCTGCAGCTCGACGTGACGTTGCCCACCGTCGAGAGCAAGCCACTGAGCCACCCGGCAGCCGCCAAGATCCTCCGAGCGCGGCTGGATGGCGTCTGGAGTCCCGAGTCGATGCTCTGGCTCAAGTCCAACTACCCCGACGGAGTACTGGAGGACCAGCTCGACAGCATCGTTGAGCAGTTGCAGGCGGCGTCCAGCCGGCCCGCGCTGCGCGTTGTGGGAGGTAACTCGTAATGCTGAAGCTCAAGGAAGTCCTGGCCAGCCTCGGCAAGCCGCAGACCGATCTGGCCCGTGCGGTCGATCTCAGTCCGGCGGCGATCGCTCAACTGATCAACCACAGCCAGTGGCCGAAATCGCTGGACCAGCAGCAACTGGCCTGGCGGATCACCGAATACCTGATGGCTCAGGGCGCGCAGTTCGACACCGTGCGCCAGGCCTTCGACGAAGTGGGGCCCCGACGCAGCAACGTCGGGGCCCCTGCAACCCCCGAAGACGCTCAAGAAAACGAGGAGTGCGAACCCATGCTAATGCGCAAACAGGTATTGCTGCCAGCCACGAAGAAGGCTTTCGACATCCGTCGCGACCCCTTCGACGAACTGCACAGCGCCGACGACATCTTCATCAACGCTGATATCCGCTATGTACGCGAGGCGATGCACCAGGTCGCTATGCACGATGGTTTCCTGGCAGTGATCGGCGAGTCAGGGGCGGGCAAGTCCACCTTGCGCCGAGATCTGGAGCATCGACTGGAAGGCAGCCCGGTGACGGTCATTCAGCCATACGTGCTGGGGATGGAAGACAACGACACCAAGGGCAAGCCCCTCAAGAGCGAGCATATCGCCGAGGCCATCCTGGCGGAGATCGCGCCAGACCAAACGCCGCGGAACAGCTCGCAGGCCCGCTGGGCGCAACTGCACAAGGCTCTGAAGGCCAGCCACACCGCAGGCTCGCGCCACCTGCTGATCATCGAGGAGGCACACAGCCTATCGACCCCGACGATCAAGCACCTCAAGCGCTACCGCGAACTCGAACTGGGCTACACCAAGCTGGTGTCGATCATCCTGATCGGTCAGCCCGAACTGCTCATCAAGTTGTCGCCGCGCAACGGCGAAGTCCGAGAGGTGGCCCAGCGCATCGAGATCGTCGAGTTGCCGCCGCTCACGGTCGGCGGGCTGGAACAGCACCTGGCGTTTCGTTTCGAGCGGGTTGGCAAGGCACTGAGCGATGTGATCGATGCATCCGGCCTGCAGGCCGTCATCGAGAGGCTGGGGGGCGTCAAGGAAAACAAGCCCAGCCTGCTCTATCCGCTGGCCATCGGCAACCTGGTGAAGGCCGCTATGAACTATGCCGCGCTCGTCGGCGAGCCGCGCGTCACTGCTGACGTGGTTCGGGAGGCCTGACATGAACGTCGTACCGATCACTGGCCGCCTCCCTGAAGAGCAGCCGAAAGCTACCCATCTGCCGCTCTGCACAGTACTGACGCCAGAGCTGGCCCGCTGCCTGGAGGCCGTCAACAGCGCCACCCGCGCCTTGCGCCAGGCCGGCATTCCGATTGAGCAGACGTCGGTGCTCGATCGCCGCCTGTTCATCCGCGAAGAGGATTCGCTGCGGCTGCACCGCCGCTTCCGCAACGCCATCCGCGGTATTCGCCAGACCACTCACGGGATGGTCACCGTCCATGTCGTCAGCCTGCTCGGTGTTGACGTGGCCTGGACGACCCCGGTGAAGGAGCAAGACCAATGACTGTCATCACCCATGCCTACACCCCGCTGATGGACGTTGATTCCATGAGCGAAGAGGACTGCCGTCTGGCCCTGAAGGATGTTCTGCAGGATGGCTTCGCGAAGGACCAGCAACTGGTTGAGCTGAAGACTGGCATCCACAAGCTGGACAGGATGCTGGTCAAGCTCATCGACCTCTTCATCGCCGGGGACTTCTCCAAGCTGCATGCGGAGCTGCAGAGCATGGCGGCCTACCTCCAGGAGCAGCGTGCCGCCCAGAAGTCGGCAAGGAAGGTGCACTGATGGACAGCAAACTTTCCGCTTCCATGGCGGCGCTGCGCAAGGTCGTAAAGAGCCCACATCCGGCGATGTTCTGGCAGGAGACCATGGGGCACGTCGCGGTGGTCCTGGATCACCTGCAGGAATTGATCAGTGATGGCAGCACCGCTCCAGCCATCGAGGTTCAACCCGGCGATCACTCGGAACTTCGCCGCATTGCTGTCGCGCTCAAGAACCCACTGCTGAACGGCCAAGAGGCCTCGGACCTGATGGTCCGCTACGAGGCTCTGACCATGCCCGATCACATCATCGCGCTGATCGATGGGCTGCCTCAGCACGTTCTGGATAAGCAATGCCGCGACGACGTGGCGCGTGCGCTGGGATTGTGTCCGAACCAAGAGCGCGGTTTCGCATGGTCCTACCTGCTGACATCGATCAAGTCGTGCGTGAAAGCGTCCGAGGATACCTGCCGGGCTCAGCACAGTGTGCCGGCGGGGTGGAAGCTGGTGCCGATTGAGCCGACCCCGGAAATGCTGGACGCACGCCGCGACTGCGAGGACGGAATGGACGGGTATCTCGTTGAGGATACCGAGTACTACTTCCCGGATCGAGGTGCGGTTCGCGACTTCCTGGCATGTGTCTATCACGGCATGCTCGCTGCCGCGCCAGCGCCCTCGAAGAGGAGCGCTGACGATGAGCGTTGAAGCGTACATCCGCGGCATGGCGGCCCGTGGATTTAGCCGCTCGGCCGCCGCAGCGGCACTCGGGATGCACTGGGTCAAGTTCATGGACCTGCTCGAACGCATGCCAGATATCGAGTGGGGCTATCCCTACAAGTCCTTTGACCGCCGCAGGCATGCCAAGAACCTGAAGGGATACCGGTTCCGGGATAGCGAAGGACGCCAACGGTCGGTGGCGGCCTTGCGGGCTGTCAACCAGGCGAGACGGCATGAGTACACCGTCTTTGGCGTCACCGACAGCTTGAGCAACCTGGTGAAGCGCTTCGGTTGTGTCGCCAAAAGCACTGTGCAGAAGCGCTTGGCCAAGGGCATGTCCATCGAGCAGGCGCTTACGACGCCTCGCTCTGACCATCTTTCTGGCTTGAAGCGTAAGCCAGAGAGTCATCCCTGGAAGCGGGCTGACCGTCGAGGAGTGATCAACCACCGTGAACGCCAACTCAAGGCGAAACGGGATCAACGTCAAGCGGAGGAACGCTTGCATGGCTGATGTTCTGGAAATCGACTGCCCCGCGTGCAGCACGCCGTACCCCGAAATCACCGCAGGCTCTGCAGCTCATGACCCGAGCCTGATCGAGCTGGTGATCACCTGCAGCAACTGCGGACACACCCTGAATGCGTTCGTCTCCCTGGCTGAGATGAGCGTTGTACCGAATCCCGAAGAGGAACCCTCCCATGGCTGAACAACCAGTGCATGTTCCCGCCGGGTACCGCATGGACGCCAAGGGGCGCCTGGTACCTGAAGAAATGATCAAGCCCATCGACCTGGAGCGGGACCGCCTTGTGCAGGAGATCGTCGCCAAGGGGAAGGCCCTGAACAAGGCGTTGCTGGACTTCAAACTGGCGACATTCGGCGATATCGAAGCCTTCATCACCCTGTCGGCCGAGCAGTACCAGGCGAAGGTAGGTGGCAAGAAGGGCAACGCCTCCCTGGTCAGCTTCGACGGTCGCTACAAGGTCATTCGGGCCATGGCCGACAACATCGCCTTCGACGAGCGCCTGCAGGCGGCCAAGGCGTTGATCGACGAGTGCCTCCACGAATGGACAGAAGGCGCTCGCGCAGAGGTCATCACGCTGATCAACGATGCGTTCCGCGTGGACCAAGCAGGGAACATCCGTACCGGCAGCGTGCTTGCCCTGCGCCGCCTGCAGATCGATGACGAACGTTGGCAGCGTGCAATGCAGGCCATCGGCGAGGCTGTCCAGGTCGTGAGCACCAAGGCGTACGTGCGTATCCAGGAGCGGGTCGGGGACACCGACCAGTACCGCTCCATTCCTCTTGATATCGCAGGGGTGTGACATGGACCAGGACCGTATCCTCGACAAGATCAAGAAGTGCCTGGAAATGGCGAAGGGACGGGGCTCCAACCCGAACGAGGCCGAGATCGCGCTGCGTCATGCCCACAAACTGATGGAAGCCTACAACCTGGAGATGGGCGACGTGCTGGCCAGCATGGCTGGCGAAACCAAGGTTCCCGCTGGCTCGGATGGAAAACCGCCGGCCTGGCGGGTGAGCCTCGCTCAAGTGTGCTGCCATGCCTTCGGCACGCACCTGATCATCTGCACCTCCTATTTCGAAAGCGCTTCGTTCCTGTTCGTCGGCTGCGCGGCAGCGCCGGAGCTGACCGGCTACGCCTACCAGGTGCTGGAGCGACAGCTGCAGAAGGCGCGCAAGGACTTCCTGAGCACGCAGAAACGCTGCAAGCGGTCCACCAAGGTAGCCCGTGGAGATGCTTTCGCGCATGGATGGATCGAGGCCGTGTACGCCAAGGTCGACCAGTTCGCGGGCGTCGACGACAACATCGCAGACGCGATTCAGGCGTACATGGCGAAGCACCACGCTGACGTCGGCAAGTTCGAGATGAAGCGCCGCAAGCTCAAGGCACGTGACGAAGTGGCCAGTGAAGCGGGGTATGCCGCGGGCAAGCGCGCGCGGCTGCACCAGGGGATCGGGCACCAGGCCGTGGCTCGGCTTACTCAGGGGGTGTGAGATGTCGCAAGCCAATCCGTTCATCCGTCCTGACAAGGACTACGGTGCAGTGAGTGCTGATGATCGCCTGCGCGCTCTGGACAGCTTCAATCTAGAGCAATGCCGTGCTGCGCTCTCGGTACCCGGCCTGCAGAAGACCGTCGAGAAGAAGCTGCACAGCCGCATTCGACAGCTCAACAAGGAGGCCAGGTGATGGAGCGCTACCACTCAACGGCTGGCGATCCGCCTCGGCGCGATGCTGACGTAAAGCGGCAGGAGGCCCAGGAACTGGACGAACTTGTTCAGCAATTCCTGGCCGGCGGCGGTCAGATCGAGAAAGTCGGGTACAAGATGCGCGAGCTGCCGGACACTTTCGTCATCAACCCCATGAAGACGCCGGTATACAACGGAGCCCTGGCCGAGAATTCATCGCTCAAAGCGAAGCCTGCCGCGCCACGTACGCAAGCCAAGACCGAGCCCCAGCGCTCCCCAGCGCCCTTGCCGGCTTTACAGCCGGCTCCTGGCGTGAACCCGAAGGTCTGGTTGAGCCGGATGATCAAAGCCCAGGCGCTGCTGGCTGCGCAGACGGCCAGGCTCGCTCGCGAATTGGGCGTCAGCGATGCTGAGCTGCGCCGGCTGGGGCGTCGGCATGGCATGGAGGTGTTCCATGGCACTCGCTAGGGGACTGCTCAGCAAGATCCACATCGCTCGTCAGCAGCTCGGCCTGCAGGACGATGTCTATCGGCAGAAGCTGCAGGTGATGTTCGGCAAGGGGTCGGCGCGGGATCTCAACCTGCGCCAGGCTGAGCAGTTGCTGACCGAGTTCAAGCGCCTGGGCTGGCAGCCACAGCCCAGCAAGCGAGCAGCCGGCAAGCCGCACAATTGGCGGCAACTGCCAGCGGAGGTCGAGGTGATCGAGGCTCAACTTACCAACATGGGGCTGCCTTGGAGCTACGCCGATGCGATCGCCAAACGCCAGTTTGGCGTAGCCAAAGTGGCCTGGCTGAAGAAGCCTGAACAGCTCAAAGCAGTGTTGGCTGCCCTGCATGTTGAGCAGGAGAAGCGAGGGCTCTTGGGTAACGTGGAGGAACTGCTCAAGCTGCTCGGCGAGCATGATCCAAACTGGAGGGCGGATCTGGAACACCTGCCCAAAGGCTGGGAGCGGCGACGTCCAGTTCTCAAGAGCCTGGTCGAAACACTGCGTGCAGCAGCGTCTGCTCGGGGGCTCTTGTAATGCAGTTGCAATGCCCCTGCTGCGCCGAGCAGTTCCCGGTAGAGGTCCAGGCCCGGGCCGCTTCCTCAAAGCGGCCGCAGGCCGGTGGACCCAGCACCCAGCAATTACTCAAAGACCAGGTCGGTCGAGTTCAGTCCGATATCGTGTTGGGGCTGATTACTAAAGAGGATGAAGAGCGCCAGATCGCGGCACTGAAGGGGGGAGCATGAAGCAGAGTTCGATTCTGGCGGAAACTCGCCATGAGCTGCTGGACGACATTGCTGCACATACTGCAACAGTACTGTCTGAACATGGTATTGACGCTGGCCTGGCTGAACAGGCCGGCCACGCGGTAGCTGATCATCTGGCGAACCAGTGGCGTGGTGCGACGCTATACATCCCCTCCGACTATCGCCACCAGGTTACCAAGCGTGATCTCCAGATCCTCTCCGAGTTCAACGGTCGTAACCATCATGCCCTGGCCCGGAAGTACGGACTGACGCCCAGTTCTATATATAAGCTGTTAAAGCGTATTCAGGATCGGAAGTTCGAACATGACCAGGGCAAACTGGACCTCGGCGACGGCCTGGCCTGACCGGCCGCCGCCTTTTCATCCTTGGAAACTCTTTTTCAAAGCCTATCCCGCTAAATCCCTGTCCCTTCCTCTATATCCCACAATTTTCTCGCTTTACCCTTCTGGTTTATCTCACTCTCTCTCAGTGGATCGTCGCCGTGGCGATCTGTCTCATGGTCGGGGACGCGACCGCCGCTGGCTGGCGTTCGGCAAACTTCCGTGTCTATAGCGGCGACTACAATGGCGACGGTCAGCCGGACCTCTACCTGAAGGCGGTCACTTCGGTGGTCGTGGTGGGAGGCGAAGTGGCTACGCCGATTCCGCTCCTGCCACCGTTGAAGAATGTCGTCCTGCTGCGCAATGGTGCCAGCTACAGCGCCCTCTACGATCCACCGGCGGCGGATCTGAACGCCGTGGCCTGGACGGCGGCGCCCTACCAGAGCTTCATCGGCGACCTGAATCGCGATGGCATCCTCGACCTGATCCTGCAGCCGAACGATTCCAGCGACTCGCTGCTGATCGTCAGCGGCAACCCTTCCGCGCACGGCGTACTGCAGGTAGCCAGCGGTACCGGGCTGGGCACCGAGATCGGCTACGACGTCGGCGCTCGTTTCGCCCTTGGCGACTGGCTGGGCAACGGCGGTACCAGCATTCGAGTCAGCCATCCGACCCAGGGGCAGAGCACGTTGTTCATCGATGCCGGTGGACAACTGGTGGCTCGCTACCTGAGCGTACCCACTCCGCTTCCCGGCGTGGTACTGGGCAAGGCAGCGGAAGCCTTCACAGCCTTGAACCTGCTGGCTCCCCAGGCAGGTGTGAGAGGCGACGGTGGGGTGGACTACCGCTATCCCCTCGAGCTGCCGCCAGGCATTGCTGGGCTGCAACCCGAGCTGGCGCTGGTCCAGGGCGGTGGGGGCGGCGTGCTGGGCGAAGGTTGGAGCCTGGCTGGGCTGTCGTCGATCGAGCGTTGTCCGGCGAGCATCGCCCAGGATGGGCAGAACCGCCAGGTCGGCCTGTTGGAGTCGGATCGCCTATGCCTGGATGGCATGCGCCTGCAGTTGCTGTCCGGCGAGTACTTCAAGCCGGGCAGCGTCTATCGTACCGAGATCGACAGCTTCTCCCGAGTCCAGGCCACCGGCAGCGCCGCCTCGCTCGGTTTCGAAGTACGCACTCGGGACGGTCGGATCCTGACCTATGACGGCGCGGCTGCGATTAAGGCGCAAGGAGCGGCGGTTCCCTATCAATGGGGCATCAGTTCGGCGACGGACCGCTTCGGTAATACCATCGAGTACCGCTACCTGGCCGCCAACAGTCTGGTCCCCAGCGAAATACTCTATGCCGGTAACCGGGTTTCCTTCGAGTACGCAGGCGCCTTGCGCAGCGTGCCGCGCTATTTCGCCGGTGGCTATACCAGCGCCACCCATGTGTTGACCGCGGTCGCCGTGCGAGGGCCTGCCGCGCAGCAGTTGTTTCGTACCGAGCTTGCCTACGAGCGCACCCAGGGGGACGCCAGCAAGGTGCGTTTGAAGCAGGTGCAACGGTGCGCCTGGGGGAGCGCCGGCAAGGAGTGTCTGAGTCCGGTTGCCTTCGACTACCTGGCGGGCGTCTATGGTTATACCGGGACGGCTGAATCCGCTGGCTTGGACAAGTTCGACTATGTGCTGATCAGCCAGGCCAGCTTCGTCACCGCCGATCTGAATGGCGACGGCCGCCACGCCCTGGTCAACGCCACCATGGGCAAGCTGAAGGCGGTAAGCTACGACGGCGGCAGCCTGGTCGAGCGGCTATTGTACGACGCCGATAATACGCCGTTGTTTTCCCTGACGCGGATGGATTTCAACGGCGACGGCAAGGACGAGATCCTCTTCCTGCGCATGAGGAAGGATCCGAATTCCGCGAACGCCGACATGCAGTGGATGCTGTATACGGCCAATGGCGTGGTTGCCCTGGGCGATACCTGGACCGCCCCGCCGGCCGGCCCCAACGGCATCGTCTATTCCCTGGCCGGCGGTTCCACCGGCTTCGCCACCTACGCGCCGCTGGTGGCTGATCTGGACCAGAACGGCTCGCTTGACCTGTTCCTGCCCATCAATGGCAGTTGGGTGGCTTACCTCAATCGTTCCGGAGCCATCCCCTCCTTCGCTCGTAGTGCCCTGCTCAGCGGCTTCAAGACCATCGACTATGGCTGGTTCTCCTACTGGGGCAGTGATCCCGGCGGCGGCGTGCGCCTGGCCAGCGGCAAGGCCGGCAAGCTGTCTGCAGGTATCTGGCGCAGTGGCAGCGGCATGGCGCCGGCGGCGATGGTCGACCTTGGCATCGAGCTGGCGCGGGCGCTGACCGCCGATGTCAATGGCGATGGGCAGATGGACTACCTGGTACCCAACGCCTCCGGCAAGGTCGATCTGTTGCTGAATACCGGCGGCCCCCTGTCGGCGGGTTTGTTCCAGCGCCTGGGGACTTCGTTGTCGGCTGCCCAGTTGCTGCCAGAGTACAGGTTTCGCGCCTCGCTCCAGGACTACGCGGCCAAGGCCGTCGACTACGATGGAGACGGCCGCGAGGAAATCCTCTATCCCCGCGCTTCCGGCACTTTCGGTCTGCTCCGCTTTACCGGCAACGGCTTCGAGGAACTGGACTCCGGGGTTCCGCTGAGCCGCCGTTTGGCAACCTCGACGACGCAACTGGACAAGAGTTGCCAGGATGCCCTGGCGGTCTGGAAGCGGATCATGGACACCGCGCCGGATGCCGCCGGGCGCGAGTCGGCGAGTTGGCTGTACTACCAGACCGCCGCCAACTGCGGCTTCAGCCCGGAAGGCCTGCTGGTAGACCCCTACGAGATGTTCGTCGCGGACGTCAACGGCGACGGTTTCCAGGATGTGCTGGTCGGCGGCAGCCTGGTCGTCGAGCCGCTCAGGCGCAGCATCCGTTGGCGGGCGTTCCTGCACAATCGACGCTCGCCGGAACTGCTCAGTCGGATCGACGCCGGCAGCGGCAACAGCCTCGGCATCGAATACGCCCGGCTCAACGATCCCGCCGTGCATACGCCGCAGGTCAGCGCCTTCCCCCAGGTTTCGCTGAATATTCCCAGACCGGTGGTCAGCCGCCTGCGGGTCGCCGACGGTATCGGCGGCACGCGCGACTACCAGTATCTCTATCAGGGGGCGCGGCTGGACCTGCTCGGCCGCGGCTTCCTCGGTTTCCGCCAGATGGAGGTTCGCGATCTGGCACGCGGGCGCACCCAGGTGAGGATGTTGCGCCAGGACTTCCCCTTCGTCGGGCGCCTGGACAAAGAGGAAACCAGCCTCGCCGGAAAACTCCTGGCGCGTCAGCAGAACCAGTGGAAGTCTGCCGCGACCATCGCCGGCAAGTCTTTCTTCGTCTACCCGGCCCAGTTCAACGAGGAACGCTTCGACCAGGGCGCGCCGGTCAGCGCCACGCGGCGCAAGGTGGTGATGGACGAGAGTTACGGCAATCCCACCCAGGTGACCGAGGAAATTGCCGCCAGCCTGACCGGCGGAACCTTGCACAGCCGGGTGGTGGAGCGCCAGTACAGCAACGACGGCGCCTCCTGGCTGGTTGGTTTCGTCACCCGCGAAACCGAAAGTACCAGTGGCGACAGCGACAGCAAGTCGCGGGTGCAATTGCGCAGCGCGCAGCCGGGGACTCTAGCGCCGGCCAGCGAAACATCTTTCAGTGGCTCGCCCGGTGCGGAGATCACCCGTCAATACAGCTACGATGGCAACGGCCGGATCGTCCGGATTACCACCAGCGGCGCCGGACTGGCGGCGCGCAGCGAACAGTTCGGCGCCTACCAGGGGCCCTGGCCGGGCACTCGGTCCAATGCCCTCGGCCATGTCGAGCGCTTCGCCTACGAGGCGGCCCGCGGCCAACCGACCAGCAAGGTCGACGCCAACGGCCTGGCCGAGAGTTATCTCTACGACGCTTTCGGCCGGGAAACCCTGCGCCGCTTCGCCGACGGTAGCCTGCTCGCCACCGACTATCTGGTTTGCGGCAGCCGGGCGATCTGTGCCAGCGGCGCCAAGGTAGCCGTGCGCACGCGTACTGTCAGGGGCAGCCAGCAGGGCGCGGCGGAACGCTGGCAGTACCTGGATGGCTTCGGTCGGGTCCTGCGCGACCGTCGCCAGGCCTTCGACGGTCGTTGGATCAATGTCGACAACAGTTACGACGCGCTGGGCCGGCAGCGTTCGACTACCGAGCCTTACATCGAGGCGGCGACCGTCCTACAGACCACCTGGGATGCCCAGGACCGGCCGTTGGCCCGGCAGTTGCCCAGTGGGGCGCAACTGAGCTACAGCTACGGCGCGCGCGCTGCTGGTGGCAGTTGGAAGCAATATAGCCTCGGCTACGACGGAAGGAGCCTGACCGAGCGCCGCGAATACGATGCGCGTGGCAAGCTGGTGCTCAGTACCAATGCCCTGGGCAGCGCCGGCGAGGTGTCCGTTCGCTACCGCTACGACGCCGACGGCAACCTGGCCTGGACCCAGGTCGCTGGCGACAGCCGCAGCGAGATCCGCATGAGCTACGACGCGGCGGGCCGTCGCACCGGCCTTTTCGACCCGAACAGCGGCCAGGAAAGCGTGCAGTACGATGCCCTGGGCCAGGCCCTGGTGCGTACCGCCAGCGACGGCAGTCGCACCGAGCGCAAGTACGACCTGCTCGGCCGGGTGCTCGAGCAGACCGACCGCCTGGGCGGCCAGGCCAGCATTTCGCGCTGGCAGTACGACACGGGAACGAAAAGCCTGGGCAAGCTGGTCGGCGTGGCCGGGCCGGGCTATCGCCAGGCGCTGCTCTACGACGATCTCGCGCGGTTGAAGGCGAGAGGCTGGGATATCGAAGTCGACGGTGTCACCCGCAGCTACCAGGAGTCGTATGGCTACGACGGCTTCAGCCGCCTGGCGAGCACCACCCTGGGCAACGGCCAGGTGCTGCGCCATCTCTACAATGGATACGGCTTCGCCGCTGGGGAGCAGGACGGCGCCGGGACGACGCTGCGGCAGATCCAGGCTCGCGACGCCCGCGACCAGATCGTTCGCGAAAGCTACGGCAACGGTGTGCTAAGCCAGCGCGACTACCAGCCCGCCACCGGCTGGTTGACGCGCATCCAGGCGAGCAAGGGCGGCAGTGTCCTGCAGAGCCTGAGCTACCGCTACGATGGCCTCGGCAACCTGCTGGAGCGCAGCGACGCCCGCGGCTACAGCGAAGTGCTGAGCTACGATGACCTCAATCGACTGTTGCGCAGCGCGCGGACCCTGGATGGCACACAGGTGGTCCAGGACTTTACCTACGACGCCCTGGGCAACCTGACCGGCAAGAGCGGTGTCGGCGCCTATCGCTACGGCAGCTATTCGAGCGCCGAGCAGCAGCTCTGCGCTGGTCGCGGCGGGGTGGCCCAGCCCGGACCGCACGCCGTGCGCGGCACCAGCGCCGGGACGTATTGCTATGACGCTCGCGGCAACCAGCTCAGCGGGCCGGGGCGACAAGTCAAGTACGCATCGTTCGATAAACCCGTGGAAATTTCCGCAGGTTCCAGCCTCAGCCGCTTCTCCTACGATCCCGAGCGCAAGCGCTACCTGCAGACGGTGGATGGGCGCACCTCTGTCTACCTGGACGAGGGGCGTTTCGAGGAGGTCAACGACGGCGGGCGCAGTTGGCAGGACGCCTACGTCGGCGACTACCTGATCCTGCGCAAGGAAGGGGGCGCCGTCAAAAAGCTCTACCTGCTGCGCGATGCGCTCGGCTCGGTGGAAATCCTGCTCGACGCCAACGGTGCCGTCAGCGAACGCCAGTCTTTCGCCGCGTTCGGCGAACACCGTGGCGCTGACTGGAAGGACAACGGCAACCAACCCACCGCCACCTCCACCCGGCGTGGCTTCACCGGCCACGAGCACCTGGAGGAGTCCGGGCTCGTCCATATGAACGGGCGGGTCTATGACCCGGTGATCGGGCGGTTCCTCAGCGCCGATATCGTCTATCAGGATACGGCCAATGCGCAGGCCTACAACCGGTATTCTTATGGTTGGAACAATCCATTCGCCAGTGTAGACCCGACGGGGTATGCGTTGGAGGACATTTCAACGGGAGGATATTGGTACTCGCCAATTATAGATGATAGTTGGTTGTTGCTGGGTAATGCTTGGAAGCTAAATCTTCCTGAAAGTGGCTTTGATTTTGGCTTGGGAACTTTCAAGGGATTCATGTCAGCTGCCCAAGCGACATCATGGTTGAACCCTTTGGTTGGTGGTTTTCAGCACTATGCAAATAATACCCTGTCTCGGAAAATTTCTGGGGTTGGGTATGATGACCTTCTTGCATATAAAAGTCTGGATCAGCGAGCCGGTGCGGGGCTGTTTGATATAGGAAGTTTGATATTTTCCTCAGGTTTTTCTGCAGTCAAGAGCTTTAATCTTGCAGGTAGGGTGACGAAGGTTGTAGAGGTTGAGAGTGTATATTTATATAGAGCGGTTGGGCCTGAGGAGTTTTATAGCATAATGGACTCTGGAAAGTTCTCTCTTAGATATGAGGGGAACGAGATGAAGCAGTTTGGTATGAACCTAAATGAGGTTTTAACTTATGCGAATACTAACTTTGACTATTCGGCAGTGGTTAAGGCTGTTGTAGATAAGTCTGCTCTTAAAGGGTTTGAGGTAACTCATGGGCAGATTGATTCATTTATTTTCAAGAGCGGGGTAGTAACCGTTAAAGAGGGGGGTATGGAGTTGCTCAATAGAAGTGTAAGATCAATTCATCATGAGTTTTAGGTGCTTTATGAAGCGATACGATGTTTTGGCGTTGATCGAACTGTCTGTTGAAGTTCCTATGCCTAAGGTTAAAGGGGTTGTGAGTGGGTATTCTCCTCATCATAAATTTCATCAGGTGGAGTGTCTTGTTAGCGGGGTTCACACCTACCCTGATGATAAGGTTCTCTATCCTGGGATGACTGTTATGGCGAAAATAAAGTTTGCTAGTTGGGAGTTCTTCGGTAGCGAAATAAGGATTGGGGATGTTTTTGAGGTTAGGGAGTTGGACCGTGTTGTAGGAAAGGGGGTGGTTAAAGAAATATTTTGACTGTCTCTCGGGTGAGAATTTCTGGGGAGGTTATATGAGGCAGAAGGTAGCTATATTTCTGTTGCTGGTGCTCGTATCAGCTTCAGCCCACGCCATCGACAAGAAAGTCAACAACGTCACCATCATGCGCGTGGGCTTCATGGTAGACGCGAATTCTCCGGGTGGAGGCTGGGGCTTCATCGTCAGCAAGCCGGGAGCGGCGGATTGCGGCTTTGGCCTGATGCGCCTGCCGCCGATGAATACCGATGCCGGCAAGGCCATGCTGTCGCTGATGCTGAGCGCCCAGGCCACACAGAACAAACTGCCGGAGATCGCCTATTCGGCCAGCGCCACGGTGAACGCGGTATGCCAGATCACTTCGGCGCAGATAGACAGCGGCGCCTGA